TTCTGGCAGCGCGCAGAGTATGCGATAACCAGATGGTCTGGGGAGCTGTTTGCCCTTTTCTTCTTGCGATTTGTCCAAGACAGCAGATAAGTCCACCGCTCGGTTTAAGTCTAATGTTTCAGTCATCTGAATTTTCCAAGTTTTTATTAAGGTCTATTGTGTAACGTCTAACAGTAAGAAGACCCTTTATCTCACCGCATACTTTGTTGTACTCCACAAAATCATTAGCCCCGCCAGAGCCAAGATGTTCTTGGAGTTGCACTACTTTTTCGTCAATCTCATGAATAATAAGCTCGACTACTTTGTTTACTTGCATCATTTACCTTTCTTTGCTTGCCCCTTTTGTGCTTCCATTTGCCTTTGGGAGATGTCGCGTTGGTGTGCAAGGGTTGTTTGATGTTTCATCATATCTAACCCAGCTTTTTCTCCTTCTTTTATAGACTCAGCGCGAAGTCTATCTTTGTCAGCTGCCATCTTTGCCGCAGTAGATGCGCCAGCTGTTTGCTGTTGGGCGCGGATTCTTTCCCGCTCCACACTAAGTTGTTCCTGTTTAAGAGCAGCATCAGCTTGGTCTTTAGCGGACTTACGTTGAAGTTCTTGCATCTTAATTTGCAGTTCTTGCTGTTGTAATTGAATCAACGGATCTTGAGCTTGCTGTTGGGCTTGCTGTTGCTGATCTTGTTGTTGGTGTTGTTGCAATAACTGTTGAGCTGCTTGAGCCGCCATCTGAGAAACTTGTACTTCCATCTCTGGAGACATGTTGGACTCTTCGTCGTTTTGATCTTTTGGAACAGGAGGTAACAATGTACCCATCTGTTTCTCCATCTGCTTGCGATACTCCATACCCAAATGCTCAGCTACGTGGGCAGACAACGCCGCTTGGATGGTTTGCGCCATCTGCGGATTTTGGCTTACCAACTTCATAATGTGTGGGTCTTGCGCCGCCGCCATGTGAACAGTAATGTGGGCTTGATGGTCTTGACCAATAAAGGCTTTGACAGGTTTGCCGCTAATTAAATTCATGTTCTCAGTAACAGGGTCACGAGGTTTCATATCTTCAGCAATCGGTACAAGCTTCTGATAATTTTTGATGCCCAACACGTCTAACATCTGACGGTGTAGTTGCGGTAAATCATATAGCTGCGGTGCTGTCTGAGCTAGTTGTAGAGCAGCTTGATACTGAACTACTTTTTGCGCCATAGTAGCCGCGTTGGGGTCAGATACGGGAATAACATAAACCTGGTCGTAGTCTGATTGTTTTGCCATACGTGTGCCTTCTTCTGGCTCGTACGGATAATCAGCAGGTGTGTAATCCCGAATAATAGTTTTTAATAATTTAAACTCTTGCTTCATTGAGTAATGAATGCGTGATTGAATTGCACTCATTGTCTTTAGCGTTCGCTCCAAAATAGCTAGAGTTGTTCCAACTGGAGCATTTGCGCTCATATCAGATACAGATAGTTCGGAAGAACCAGCAAACTTACGGCCTTCGTCAACGATAGTGCCTAACAAACTATATAAGACCTGACTTGGCTCTTTGTATGGTAGTGGCATTAAGTTATCGCGCATCGCGCCGCTTGGTACATCAACATCCCTAAACTCGCCTGGAGCTATCGGTGTGTCGTCGCCTTTGATACGCAAGCCACGGGTCTTAAAGCCACCTGGCAAGTTGCTAAGTGTCCCTGCATCAACCAACTGCCTAATAAGGGAAGTGCCAGATTTAGCAAAAGCACCGATAAGATGGATAAGACCAAAACAGTAGAAACCAAAACCAGGAATATACCCGTAGTGGACGAAGTGATTACGTTTTTTAGATAATTTATCATCTGGCTCCCAATTTCTACGAATAGCCAAGACAGTATTAGTGCCTTTTTCAATCGTTACAATATATGGCAGTGCTATGCCTGTTTCATGACCTTTATCATCTTTATGTTCAAAGCCATGTAAATCTAGTTCTACATGCATCTCTAATAACTTAAAGCGGTCGTCGGTTGACGCTCTAAAGCCAAGCTTTTCAGCAATCTTTTTCTCAATCTCGTCCATTACGTTGACTGGGTCGCCCAAATCTACGTCTCGGTAAAAACCTTCATGCTGGAGACGACGCACATCGTTAGGTGTCTTACGCATCACATGCGTGATCCGTTCAGCTGACTCTAAGCTAGAAGCTCCATAGGGGACAACCACATCTTCTGCGGGAACGTACATAGATACTTGACGTTGCAAGCTTGGATCGTAGTAAACTTTCTTAAACGCATTACCTGCAAGTCCTAAGCCCCACAGCATGCGCTCATGTTCTGGGCGATACTCTTTCATTACGTCCGTTAACTGAAAATTCATGTCTTCTTGGACGCGCTGCGCTGCAGCTTTAGTCTCTGGGGTTTCTTTGCCAATAATCTGAGTCTTTACTGGACCAGCTGCAGGAAACGTTTCCATCATGGTTTCAGCTTGGAACTTGACTACTGCTTCTGCAAGAATGGGATGGTAGACACCGCATGCGCCTTCCCAAGGTTCACTACGTTCTTCAATCTTAAGGCCGAGTAATTCTAAACCATCCACATACGTTTGGATCCAGTCTTTACGCGCCGCAAGATCAGCCTCGTAATCACCAACCAATTCACCAGCAAGCATTTGTAACTCTTGCCCTGTCATTTCTTCGGCTAAGTTTTTATTAAACTCGTCTTCTTCTTCAACCTCTTCAATTTTTAAAAGTGGTTTGCCGTCAATGCCAATCTCAACTGATTCTGGATCCTCAATAGATATTTCTAAGGCTGGCTCATTTCCTAAGTCTTCTTCGTCTAAACCCTCTAATTGGTCAATCCCTAGTGGAGCTTGCCCTATTGCCTTATCTATTGCCATATTCTATCCTTAATAGTACGCCGCTTTTTTGCGGTACTTGTACAAGAAATCTTCTTCGGGTTCGTCATTCGGTAGACGAATAAATCCCCCCTGCCTGAATCTTAACAGAGCTAGAGTAGTTGAGTCTACCAAATCGTCGTTCGTACCGCTAGGAAAATCATTACATTCTTCAATTACTTCTTTCGCCCACCGATGTTCGGGCGCCCAGACCACGCCTCCCGCAAACAAATCTGAAACAGCGTTGACCCTAGAGATCTTGTCTTGACCTTTGCCAGGTGTGAACTCGCCCACGGGTATCCCCATACGTCTAAGTTCCTGGTATAGCGCCGCCCCGTTCGATTTTTTCTCGACCATGAACGCGTCTGGCTGCCATTCTTTATATTCTTCAAGTACAAGCTTTTTGAGTTCTGGGAACTCCAACCGCTTTTTAATCGCATTAAGTAGAATGATATTGTAATTGTTGACCTCTTCATTGAAGAAGACTCCCCAAGTAGTAAGCGCATTGTAGTCTGCACGGTTTGTTGCTTCCTGCGCCGCGTCTAGCGACATGATTGTAAATTCACACATTGGCGGAGTATCTTTGTCCCATATCTTCCACCACTCACGTTTGATTAAAGCGCCTTCTTCTGACACAGGGTTTTGCATGTATTGGGCATTCCAATACCTTATGTCAAGTGCAGCTTTCTTTGCCAGCAACTCTTCTACAGGCCAAAACTCAGGCCAAAGCGCCTCTCCGTCATCTTTAATTGCGGGAAACTCAACTACTTCCCATCCATCTACATCTTCGTTATTCTCTGTTTGTTTAACGATCATCCCAGTTAAGTCTAGTTTAGACCAGCGGGTCATTACAACAATAATAGCGCCGCCAGGCATAAGCCGTTGCAAAGGACCAGACTGAAACCACTCCCAAGCAGGTAAAAAAACGTCGGGTCTCCCAGTCTTAGCTTCTTGCTCAGAATGAGGATCGTCAATAATAAACAAGTCAGCACCACGTCCAGCCAAAGCACCGCCCACACCAATAGCAAAGTATTCTCCATTAAAGTTTGTTCCCCAACGCGAAGCAGATTTAGAATCAGCCTGTAGTTCTACCTGCGGAAAAATATCTTTATTGTCATCCGAGCCAACGAGATTCCTAACACGGCGACCAAAGTTAACCGCCAGATCCGCTGTGTGAGATCCCATAA